CTACGCAATATTGAGGCTAAGAAACAACAAGCCAAGAGCGTAACTACTATGACCACCAAGGGTGATGTCACTAGTACAAAGACTACTACTTTTGATGAAGGATTTACCAAAGAGGAACAACAACAGTTCCTTGCCAACTACCTTGTTAAGAACTTTGATGTTGCTACAAGTGATGGTCTCGGCGGTCAGGCTAAGTCGCTGTATGACCAAATCGTTGGTGTACATAAAAATAACCTATTAACTGAACCAGACCTACCTGCAGTTGCTGGAGTTATCAAGAATGTTCTTAGTGCCTCAGATGACAAAGTTGCAAGCGAAATATTAAATCAATACTTTGGTCAACAGAGAAGAATTGCTTCTACTAAATTCCTAGGTATTCAAAATAACCTTATTGGTGGTGACGATGTTATGACTTATGTCAAGCCAATGCAAGATGGTCTCATGAAAACCTTTGGTCGTAATGTTGCCGCTGATGATAAACTAATTGTCAGCGCTTTAAACTTCAAAGATGAAAAGGGAAACTATCGCCCTATGAACGATTTAGAATTAGACAACCTGGTAATGAGTGATCCTCGTTTTGCCACTAGCCCTATGGCTATTCAAAGAGGTACTGCTCTAGCCGAAAAACTAGCCAAGGAATTAGGTAGATAATGGCAACTCCTAAGAAACCTACAACTGCAAATCAGCGTGAAGATAGAGTTACCGCTAAACCTACCGCACCAACACAAACTATTAATCTTTATGGTAGCCCTGCATCTATTGCAGCAGCCAAACCTGCACCTGTAGTAACTCCAAAGTCTAGTACAAAATCTACTGGAAAAGCAATACCTAATGCATTTGTACCAGCAGTACCTTCTAACCAATTTGTTGGACCAATTCCAATTGGAACTACTAGAACTGCAACTGGTTATGTGCCTGGAAAAACTGAAACTACAACTAAGACATTAGTTAGTCGTATAGCCAAGTATGATTCAAAAGGTAAAGTAATTGGATACGATTTAATCTATAGTGATGGTTCTACTGGTTTTGAGCCAAATCCTTCCTATGGTCAAGAAGAAGAGACTGTAGTAGGTACTACCGATGTACAGGTTATTAAGGCTATGCTTCTTGGTAGAGGATTTCCTTCTAGCCTAGTAGATAGTTCTGTTACATTCCTAACTGATTTATTAAAAGATGGCATAGATGCAGATTCTGCTATTGATATCTATTTAAACACTAAGAGTTATACAACCAAAAAAGGAACTGTATTAAACTCTCCATTCTACTCATCATATGGTTTTTATAACGATGCTTTAGCAGATAATGCTAAATATAGTGCATCTGAATTGTTTAACGCTGTTGAGGGATATAAGGGCGTAAGGGATAAATACGGGGTTAGTGATAAATTTGTAAGCCAAGATTATATCCAAAAATATTTAAAGAATAGACGAAGTGTTGCTGATTTAGATATGCTTGCTAATACTGCCCGTCTAAAGGCTATTTCTGCAGATCCTGCAGTTACTGACACTTTGCAAAAACTTGGATATATCAATGCCAAAGAAGATCTTACAGATTTCTATATGGATGCAAATGTTGGTACTGAAAAGATGCAACAGAATATTAATACAGCAGCATTTGCAATAGAGGCAGTTCGTAGAGCCAACCCTGCCGTAGGAGTTGCATTTGATAAAACAACTGCCGAGCAATATGGTGCTGCTTTAACTGCACAAGGGCTTAGTGAAGCACAAGTAACTGCATTAGCCTCTAAGGGTTATGAAAACATTGCAGGAACATTAGAGCCTATGACTAAGTACTCTGGTATTTTTGAACGTGCTGAAGGTGCTAGCAAGCAGAGTATTCAAACAGAACTTGAAGCAGAACAGTTTAAAGGACTTGAATCAGAACGACGTAAGAGACTTGCTGAATTGGCTGCTAGAAGTTTCCAAGGATCAGCAGGAACGACTTCTCAAAGCCTAAGTACTGGAAGTACATTAGGAGCAATCTAACTAGAATCCCGACATGGATCCATCGGCCCCATGCGGCGTATTAGACCGATAGTACGAGCCAATATAAATGCCCCTATCTATATTGAGGCGTACGCCAACTACTAAGAAAAGGGAGAGGTTGCTATGAGCAACAACCGCGAAAACTACTGGGATGAAAATGAAGAGGAAGATGATGTCGATACGACAACATTTGATTCTGATACAGACCTTGTAAAGAAACTACGCAAAGCCTTAAAGGTGGAGCAAAGACGAAGCAAGGAACTGGAGTCCTCCCTAGGAGAACTCACCAAGTCCCAAAGAGAGCGGGTTTTGAAGGATGTATTTGCATCCCGTGGCGTAAACCCAAAGGTTGCCACATTCATACCAAATGACTTAGATGCTTCTGAGGAAGCGATCTCAGGTTGGTTAGAGCAGAATGCTGATGTATTCGGTATTCAACTACAACCAAAGAAAGAGATAGATTCTAAGGATGTCGCATCTCTGCGACAAATGGATAATGTAACAACTGGGGCTTTATCCCCCGACAAAGCAGAGGATATGAGCATAAGAATTCAATCCGCTGAATCTGCCGAAGATATTCTAAACCTAATCTACGGTTCAAAATCGTAGTAATTTCAAACTAACCGAAAGGATCTAACCTCAAATGGCAGATCTATATACCTCGGCCGCCTTGCCTTCAGGGCAAGCAGGCACAGTGGTCGGTGCTAACCTTGTAACACAGGCGTATGACCGTCTCGTAGAGTTCGCTCTTCGTTCCGTACCGTCATTCCGTGCTGTGGCTGATAAGAAGCCCGTATCACAAACCCACGCTGGTTCAAGCGTACTGTTCCAAGTTTACAACGACTTGGCAGTTAAGACATCTACACTAACTGAAACCAGTGACGTAGATGCAGTAGCAGTACCTGCTACAACATCTGTTGCTGTTACTCTAAATGAGTACGGTAACTCAATCATTTCAACTCGCAAGTTGGACCTATTCAGCCTTGCTGATGTAGAGCCAGCACTTGCTAATATCGTTGCATTCAACATGAATGATTCTCTAGATATAGTAGTTCGCGGCGTTCTTGCTGGCGGAACTCAAGTAATCCGTGAGATCGCAGGAGCAATTTCAACTGCTGCTGTAACTGGTGTATCTGCAACTGATACAATCAAGGCGAAAGATATCCGCTACGTAGTAGCGAAGATGCGTGCAGCAAACGTAGTTCCACGTCGTGGAAACCTATTTGCTTCATACATCCACCCAGAAGTTTCACACGATCTTCGTGCTGAGACTGGAACCGCTGCATGGCGTCAACCTGCAGAGTACGTAAATCCAGCAGGAATTTACGCAGGCGAGATTGGAACTTTTGAAGGCGTTGCTTTCATCGAGTCTCCACGTCTACCTAACTCACAGGCTGGTGCTGGTTCAGGCACAACTCAGACTCGCGTCTACGACACATTCATCATGGGTCAACAGGCACTTGCTGAGGCTGTTGCTGAAGAGCCACATACAGTTATCGGTCCAGTTACAGACAAGTTAATGCGTCTACGTCCAATCGGATGGTACGGCGTACTTGGATGGAACCTATACCGTTCAGATGCCCTATGGCGTGTACAAACTGCATCAGCAGTTCGTCCAGCAGCCTAGTCTAAGTAATTAGATAGGTGGGGCTAAGGGAAACTTTAGCCCTATCTGTAAACTTATTTAAGGAGACAAATGCCAACAACAAAGTATTACTTTGAGACACCTTATATTGAAGAGGGTCCAGCGGGATATAACAAGTTACACATCAGATATAAGTTACGACGTGGCATAAGTGTTATTAAAGAGAACGGCGTTTATCGTGAGGCCAGATATCCTTACATTGATGAACTAAATGCAGCAGAAGCCTACTATCTAGGTGGAAGTAAGTATGAAGTTACTCTTGCTGAAAAAGCGTCATTAGAAGCAGCAGGGTATACTGTAACAACAGAAACCGTATAACAGGGGATATATGTCATTACATAGACAGAGAACACATCCAGTAGAAGTTGAAGGATGTTTTGGTTGCAAGATTTCCGCTTTACAATTGAGTCCTGGTGAGGCTTCTACACGCACCTCGATGTCAACTAAGAAGTGGGATGGGGAACTACAGGCTTACCGTAATGCGAGAGCACAAGGTATTCAACCTGCTTCCACAAAGTTAAAAGATATCCAAGCAGCAGTTGCTGCATCAAATCACTTCGGCAAAGCATTCAAAGCCGATGAACCAGGAAGAGGAATAATCTAATGCCAAAAGTAGGAAAAAAAGAATACGCATACACCGCTAAGGGTATGGCCATGGCCAAAAAAGATGCTAAGAAGACTGGCAAGAAAATGGTTATGAAGAAGGCTGTTATGAAGAAAATGGGTAAGAAGAAGTAATGCCTAAGGCAAAACTAACTGTTGCTCAAAAGTATAATCAACTTAAAAGACAGACCGAATCTGCAGGTATGAAAGTATCTGAAAAGAATGGTAAAATAGTTGTAACTCGTAGAAAGAAAAAATAATGGCAAATATGTC